GCACCGCGGCGACGGCGAACGCCGCTCACCGCATGGCGACCTCGGACCTGGCCCGCAAGCGGGGCCGCCTGCGCTGGGTCACGGTCCACGACAACCGGGTGCGCCCCACCCACGTCGCCGCCGACGGCCAGGTGCAGGACCTCGGTACCCCGTTCCACGTCGGGGACGCTCACCTGCTCTACCCCGGCGATCCTGCGGGACCGCTCAAGGAGACGGCGAACTGTCGCTGCATCCTCATTCCGACCGACGCCCGACCGCATCCGAGCCCGGCCGTCAACGCCAAGTACCCGTTCTCAGCCATCGAAAGGACAGCCATGAAGCTACGCATCGAGGAGACGGCCCGCCGCGTGGGCGAGTTCTCCGACCTCCGGGACGACGTTGAGCCAGCCGGAGACACCGTTCCGACGCCGGAGGCCGCTGAGGCCGCTCCCGACGGCCGGTGGGAGGGCATCATCGCCCGCGAGGGTGAGATGACCGGCGACGGCCGCATGATCGAGGACGGCGCTCTGCGCTGGGACGATCTGCCCATTCCGCTGCGCGTCGCGTTCAAGGACGTCGGCGGTCACGACGGCGCTGAGGTCTGCGGACGGATCGAGACCGTCGAGCGCCGCGAGGGCGGCGACATCTACGCCACCGGCACCTTCGACCTCGGCTCAGCCGTCGGCACCGAGGCGTTCCGCCAGGTCAGCGAGCAGATGTCCAACGGAGTCTCCATCGACACGGACGACGTGGCGTTCCGAGTCATGGAGCGGGAGGACGCCAACGTGCCGGGAGCTAGCAGCGATGACACGCCCGACGAGGGTGGCCGGGTCCGAGTCATGCAGGCAGCCCCCGATGACTCGGTCATGGTCATCGAGTCGGCCCGCCTGCGCGCCGCCACCCTCGTGGCCGTCCCCGCCTTCGCCACGGCCCGCGTCTACGCCGCTGGGCAGGCTCCCAGCACCTCTGAGCCTGCTGAGCGCGACGAGAATGGCGATTCTGAGGCAGAAATGGCTCGCTCAGCAGGTGCAGACCCGCTGAGCCGGGACTCCCTGACCGCCGCGGCTATTCCCACCGCTCCGCCGGAGGCGTGGTTCAAGGACCCGAATCTGACCGGCCCCACCGCCCTCGTGGTCGAGGACGACGGTCGCGTCTACGGCCACATCGCCGCCTGGGGCACCTGCCACATCGGCCAGGTCGGGAAGTGCGTCGAGCCGCCCGCGAGCCCCTCGAACTACGCCTACTTCCGCACCGGTGCCCTCAAGACCGCCGAGGGCACGTCCGTGGCTGTTGGGCATCTCACAATGGGGACCGGGCACGCCGGTCCCCGGGACTCCGCCAACGCCGCCGCCGAGCACTACGACAACACCGGCACCGTCTTCGCCGACGTCGCGGCCGGCGAGGACGCCTACGGCATCTGGGTGGCGGGTTCGCTGCGCCCCGGAGTCACCGCTGAGCAGGTCCGGGTGGCCCGATCCGCCCCTATCTCCGGCGACTGGCGCACGATCCGCGGCTCGCTCGAGCTCGTCGGCGCGCTCGCCGTCAACGTGCCCGGCTTCCCGGTGCCCCGCCCTCAAGGCCTGCTGGCCTCCGGCGAGGTGAAGTCGCTCCAGGCCTCAGGTGTCGTGGCCCACGACGACTCCGCCGCGCGCGCCGCGCACCCCTCGAGCCGGATGCGGGGAGACGGGCTGACTCTCGGGGACATCTCGTACCTGAAGCGTCTGGCCGAGTCAGAGCGCCGCCGCGACCTTCAGCGCGCTACGGCCGCCGACAAGATGCGGGCGCGTGTCGAGCGCGCGGGTACACTGGCGAAGGCGGCGCAGATGGCGCGCCGCCTCGGGTCCATCTGAGGAAAGGAACAGAGATCATGGCTTGCAATTGTGGGCGTTCTACAACTCCCCCGGTAGGTACCGAGCCCCGGCCCCTGGCCGACGGCACCCTGCCTGGCGAGGGCTCCAAGGACTCCTCCCCGATCACTCGCTTCTAGGCGTAGCGCCACCCATCACCATCGGCTATGATGGTCCCCGTTAGAGGTCTCATGGACTCCTGACGCTGGGTGGATCAGCAAAGCCCCGCACCGTTTGCTCATGGCGGTGCGGGGTTTTGTCTACCCCTATGGAGGGGTATCTCACTCATAGGTGTATCCTTTGAGCCAACGGCATGGCAGCAGGGCCTCGTGTGTACCCCGCTGGGGACGGGAACCCTGCCCAGCAACGAGACACGGAGGACCCCTCAACATGCGCAAGCACTTCGACATCACCGTCTTCGCCGACCAGGCGGACGACGCTCCGGTCGAGACCTTCGACCTGGAGATTCCCGAGAACCTGTCCGACCTTAGCGCCGCCGACCTCGGCGACCTGCGCTCCAAGGCCGTTGACGCCTTCCAGACCCTCTACGCCGGAGGCGAGTTCACCGACGAGGACCTGGCCACGCTCGGCACCCTGACCGACGGGATCGAGGTCCTGTCCGCCGAGATCAGCGCCCGTGAGCAGGCCGCCGCTGAGCGCGCCGCCAAGGCCGCCGAGATGGCCGCCAAGGTCGGTGCCGACAAGCCCGCCGCCCCGTCCGACGATGACGAGGACGACACTCCCGCCGAGGAGAAGGCCGACGCTGAGGCCGACATCGCCGAGGCCGAGGCTGAGAAGAAGGCCGCCGAGGAGGCCGAGAAGAAGGCCAAGGCCGCCGCGGCCGCCGTCGAGCCTGCCGCTGAGGTTGACGCTGAGCCCGAGACCGAGGCCGTCACCGCCGCCGCTCCCCGCGGCCCCATCAAGCTGTCCGGCATCCGTCGGCACGTTCACACCCCCGCACCTGCGATCACTGAGGAGACCTCCGTGGAGGACACCGCTAAGGCCCGCCTGACCGTGGCCGACGTTCCCGGCTTCGCCGCCGACTCCGACGCTTCCTTCGAGGACCTGGCCGTCGCCCTCGACCGCCGCCTCCAGGGCTTCAACTCCGGCGCCTACGCCGCCGCTGCTCGCGCTGGCCGCGCCATGAGCGAGCGCCACAGCCTCGCCGTCGTGCGCAAGCACTTCGACGAGCGTGCCACCGTCTCCTCCCCCGAGTCGGCCGACGCCGCCATGGCCTTCGCCGTCAACGAGAAGAACCTGCCCGGCGGCTCCCTCGTCGCAGCCGGCGGCTGGTGCGCCCCCTCCGAGACCGTCTACGACCTGCTCGAGGACGAGTCCCGCGACGGCCTGATCTCTCTGCCTGAGATCAACGTCACCCGCGGCGGCATCAAGTTCACCAAGGGCCCCAAGTTCGCTGACCTCTACGCGGCCCCCTCCTTCAACTTCACCGAGGAGGAGGCGAAGGCCGGCAAGTACCTGCCCGACGCCGCCAACCAGGGCGCCAACAAGGTCGGCGCCAAGCCCGTATACAACGTGCCTTGCACTGAGTTCGAGGAGGTTCGCCTCTCCGCGGCCGGTATCCACGTTCAGGCCAACCTGCTCCAGCAGCGCGGCTACCCCGAGCTCGTCGCCCGCACTATCCGCGGAGCCCTCGTCGCCCACGAGCACAAGATGAGCGAGCGGATCATCGCCTCCATGGAGCGTCAGTCCACTGCCGTCTCCATGGACTCCGGCCAGATCGGCGCCGCCGCCCCGATCCTGACCGCCATCGAGCTTCAGGTCGAGCACTACCGCTACGCGCAGCGCCTCTCCCGCTCCACCACCCTGGAGGCGGTCTTCCCCTACTGGGTCCACGGCGCCATCCGCACCGACCTGTCCCGCCGCGAGGGCGTTGACCTGATCGACATCAACGACGCCCGCATCGACGCCTGGTTCCGCAGCCGTGGCGTGAACCCGCAGTTCGTCTACGACTGGCAGGCCCTGACCGGCGACGCCTCCGCCTTCAAGGCATGGGGCGTCTCCCTGAAGTTCCTGCTCTACTCGGCGGGCACCTTCGTCAAGGGCGGCCAGGACGTCATCACCCTGGACACCGTCTACGACTCGGTCCTGCTCGGGCAGAACGACTACACCGCCCTGTTCACCGAGGAGGGCTACCTGGTCGCCAAGCGTGGCCACGACGCCCGCGTCGTGACCGTGCCGCTCAACCCGAACGGCGGCACCGGCACCGGCATCAAGCTCCTCGCCAACGGCACGGCTGACCCGGCCAAGTGATGACTCCGGGGCGGGCGGCGGCCAGTCCCCGCCCGCCCCGTGACCATCCCTAGCCAGTCACCGTCCAGCAAGGAGGACAGATGCCCATCATCGCACCTAAGCAGCGCATCGAGGCGCCGGTCACTCAGCGTCCCACTGGCGGGCTGTTCTCCCAGTTCGCGCCCATCGAGGACTCCTCGATCCGCTGGGAGAACGGCGTCACCTGGGAGGACGTCGCACGAGCCGACATCGGCTCCATCGGCCAGTACCAGAAGCCCGGCACCGTCAAGGGCCTGCCCAAGACCCTGGACACCCCGCGGGGCGTGACTCTGGAGTCCCTGGAGCCGCTGACCCTCTACGCCGTGTTCCGCACCACGCCCCTCGACCACACCCCTGAGGAGGCCGTCGCCATCGCGGCCCAGCGCCTCGCTCAGTACGAGGAGTACGAGATCGAGAAGGCCCTGTGGTCCGGCGTCAAGGGCGCGGGCCCCGCCCTGGTTAACGTTCAGGAGTGGGCGAACAACTCCGGCCCTCAGGACGCGGAGAGCGCCTGGAATGCCTCGGAGCACTACGCCCGCACCCCCGGGATCAAGCCGACCTTCCACGTCTCGCGCCGCCTGTGCGGTCTGCTGACGGCCCGACAGATGTTCGAGTGCAAGCCCGACGGTACGTTCCAGACCAAGATGGGCACCCCCGTCGTGGCCGGGTACGGCTACGTAGACAAGCCCCCGGTCATCGTCTCCACCGGCCCAATCCAGATTTACCGCGGGGACGTCTTCACCTCGACCAACGGTGGGGGCGGCTTCGACAAGGGTCAGAACGACCTGACGGCCGTCGCCGAGCGGCAGTACGTCATCGCGTACAACTTCGATGACGCCTACAAGGTTCAGGTCAGGACCGACCCCGGCTCAGGCACCTACAAGCCCCGGACGTTCTGAGCCCCGATGACCTACTCACCAACTCCAACATCAACGGGAAGGATGCGCTGAGCCATGGCTAAGACGCACTCATACACACCAGTGCTGGGGAAGCGCATCCGCGTCACCCCGCTGGACACCTGCGGCAAGTTCGACAAGGCGCAGCACAAGCCGGTGGCTACCTCCGGCTTCGTGTCGGTCAAGCTCGCCGCTGAGGTCGAGGACGGCACGGAGATCACGGTCCGCAAGGCCGATGGCTCCCTGTGCGTCAACGAGAAGCAGTCCAACACCTTCAAGTACTTCACGGTCGAGCTCGAGTTCTGCGGCGTGAACCCCTCCGTCCTGGACATCGTGACCAACGCCACGAAGTACCTGGACCACGCCGGCGACACCGCAGGCTTCAAGGTCGCCTACGGCAAGATCGAGAAGAAGTTCGCTCTCGAGCTGTGGACCGGCCTGTCCGGCCAGGCCTGCGCGGCAGGCGCCGAGGACGCCAGCGGCTACCTGCTGCTACCCTTCATCACCGCTGGAACCGTCGGCGACATCGAGGTCACGGGTGAGGACGCGATCTCGTTCTCCATGACCGGCGCCGTGACCAAGTCCGGCAACGCCTGGGGCGTCGGCCCCTACGACGTGGTCAAGAAGGCCAACGCCGGCGGCGGCTTCGTCAACGCGAAGCTCCCCACCGCCCTCGACCCGCTCGACCACCTCCTCATGATCGACACGGCTCTCGCTCCCCCGCCGGACAGCGACCAGCCCGTCACCGTCCCCTGAGCCCTACCCCACCTCAGAGGCACTGACAGCCCCGTAGAGCGCACAAACGCCCTGCGGGGCTGTCGCCGTACCTGCTCCACGTGAAACCTCCTCCACGCCCCTTAGGAGACGCCTATGGGTATACTTTTCCGTGCGGGCACCGCCTATGGAATCCCGGCGGCGTAGCCATCCCGCACCACGCGCGCGTTGTAGGAGAGGGAATGCAGGACATCGAGAGGGGCTACGGGCCCGGAGACTGGCCGGTCTCCTACAGCGCGTGCGAGGACCTCAAGGAGTACCTGGACGAGGCAGGCCGCCCCGAGCAGCAGCACACCTTCGAGGCCATGGCGACCCAGCTTCTATGGGAATGGACGGGCCGCCGGTTCGGGACCGACATCGTCGTGATCCGGCCCGAGCCGGCCGACTGCGTGCCGCCGCCCACCTACCAGTCCCAGGACTACCTGAGAAGCTTCCTCCCGTTCCGCCTGGCCGGCGTGCTGCACGACGTCGTGTGCGGGGTGTGCGGTCCCTACTGCACCCACACCGCAGGGACTCCGGCCATCCGCCTGCCTGGGAACGTCCACCGCGTGCACCAGGTCACGATCAACGGCAAGGTGCTCCCGCTGGGCGCGTATCGCCTCATCAACCACTCTGTGCTCCAGCTCACGGGGCGCACCTCACCGCTCGGCCCCGATGTTCCGCTTGTATTCCCCCAGGTACAAGACCTATCGCGGCCTACGACTGAGGAAGGCACCTGGGAGATTCGCTACTCGCAGGGTGTTCCCGTCCCCGAGGGCGGTCAGGTTGCCGCCGGAGTCCTCGCGCTTGAGCTGGCCAAGGCGGCCTGCATGGACCGCGACTGTGCTCTCCCGGCGCGCCTCCAGTCGGTCACCCGACAGGGCGTCACCGTGCAGGTGCAGGACGACTTCGACGAGATGCAGGAGGGCCGGACCGGCATCTGGCTGGTCGACTCCTGGGTCGCCTCGATCCGCAAGCCCCGACAGGCCGCCCGGGCCTACAACCCCGACGACTACGCGCGCCGTCAGCCGTCCAACCGCCGTGGCGGGGTGATCTGGTGAGCCCCGCGCCGCGACTGACCCGCCGTAATCGCGCCCAGAGCGAGGACTACGCCGCCCTGTCGGGGCGAGTCGCCTCGCCGGTGCCGTCCGTCGTCCACTCCACCGCGCTCGCCCTGCTCAAGGGCGGGGCGGCCGCGCTGTCCAACGCCGTCTCTCAGGCCTACGTCGCGCCAGGCGCTGAGGTTGCCTGGGACGAGTGCTGCGCAGGGCACCTCTACGTTCGCACCGTCTCCGTCTCTCCCGTCTTTGGCCCCCGCGCCGCTGACGGAGAGGCGTGCTCGGTGCGCTACTGGGCCGCGACCTACGCGCTCGGCACATTGCGCTGCGTCGAGGTCGTGGATGACCGGGGCCGCGGACCGCGCCCCTTCGACCTGACGGCCGACGCGGCCGTCCTGCACCAGGACATGGCGGACCTCGGCCAGTTCCTGACGTCGTCCACGAACGCCAACGACATGGACTGGCAGGCCTCCGGCCCTGATGGGGGATGCGTGGCCGGCGAGTGGACCTTCACGGTCCGGCTGGCCTGCCCGTGACGCCTATTCCAGGCTAGAGGTGTGCGATGGTTCACGTAAACGTCCGGTTCAAGGGCCCCATCCGTGAGGACAAGGTGGCCCAGATCACTAAGCAGGCGGCCCTGAAAGCGTCCCGACGTACTCAGGGCCGCATCCAGCGCAACATCCGTGCCAAGGGGCGCGTGAACTCTGGTCGCATGGTTAACTCCGTCACCATTGAGCGCGTCCCCGGCAAGCACCCGCTGAACCCGACCTTCGAGATCGGGGCGCGCACGCCGTACGCCGCCTACCAGGAGAAGGGCACGCGCGCCCACGGGCCGGTAAAGGCGTCGCGCATGGTCTTCACTCCGAAGGGCTCGAGCCAGACCGTCTTCGCGAAGTGGGTCAAGGGGATCAAGGGCGCCCACTTCGTTCGGGACGCGGTGCGGCTTATCAAGCCCTCTGACTTCCATTAGAATCGCCTCATGGCTACTATCACGATCCCCGGCAAGACCCGGAAGTCCATCACCGTTGAGCTGGTCGGTACCGAGTACAAGGTCCGACCCCCGAAGGCCGCCGTCGCCATCTTCCTGTCCCAGGCGCTCAAGGACGCCGACGAGGACTCGGAGAAGATCATCGAGGGCTTGGCCAAGTGGTGCCACGTTCTCTTCGGCAAGGAGACCGGCGCCGAGGTCGTCAAGCGGCTGAAGAACCCCGCTGACGACCTCGACATCCCCGACCTGACCGATCTCATCTCCGCCGTCATGGAGGAGGCTGGGGAGAACCCTCCTACGTGATCCAGCGCCTCCTCGCCTCGGCGCATACGGAGTGGGACTACATCGACGGGTTCTGCCTCGGGCACGGGATCGACCTTGAGACCCTGCCCCTGAACCGGTTCTGCCACGTCATGTGGTGGATTCTCACCCGCAACGCCGAGGACGGGGGCGCTACCGAGAAGCTGAAGAGGGACCTGTGGCTCCCGCCCAAGGGCGTCGAGGTCAACGACCCGCGCAGCCCGTGGTACTCGGGCAACGAGTCGTCGGGCTTCGGGTCCCTTAAGTCGGCCCTCGGGATGTGACAGCACATATAAGACACGCCTATGCGGGCGGTATCATGGCCTCAGACAGGAGTCGGGCCGCGATGCCGCCCGCTCGACGTACGTGCGGGGAGGGTAGCCCGTGGCAGACAAGATCGGCGAGGTCGTCGTAGAGGTCGGCGCTGACGCGCGCGACTTCCGTGGCGACGCTGAGCGGGGAATCGAGAAGAGCCTCAAGAAGATCGGCAAGCGCATTGAGCGCGCTGCTGAGAAGTGGGCGCGCGAGATGCGCGATTCCGTCAAGGACGCCCTTGACGGCCTCGTGCTCCAGGTCAACGCCAAGATCGACCCGAAGGACCTGCGCCGCATCGAGACGGCCATCGCTCAGACCAAGGCATCGCCGGACGTCGATATCTCCAAGCGCGACCTGGAGGAGATCAAGCAGAAGCTCCGCCAGGCCGACTGGCGCACTCCGGTCCGGCCGGTCCTGGACGACAATGCCGTGGCCCGCATCGGGCGCGAGCTAGACGAGATGAAGGCCGCGATCAAGGCTCGCGTCGACCTTGACGAGAAGTCCCGGCGCAAGGCCTTGGAGGCGATCCGCAAGACTGAGGCCGCAATCGACGCCAAGATCGAGATCGACGGCAAGGACATCGCCGAGATAAAAGAGCGCATCGCCAACATCAAGTCGGACGTTCGCGCGGACGTCTCGCTGGAGAAGGCGGCCCAGCGCAAGCTCAAGGAGCAGATCGCGGGGCTCGACGCCAAGATCAAGGCCGACGCCGAGCTTGACGACGCCTCCCGTAAGAAGCTTCAGGCGGAGCTGAAGAAGCTGGGCGGGGACATCGAGGCGCACGCCCACCTGTCTGAGGCCTCCAAGAAGAAGTTGAAGCACGAGCTCGACAAGCTCGACGGTAAGGCCACCGTCAACGCGGACCTGGACGACGGGAAGGCCCGCTTCGACCTGGCCCGGCTGACCAAGAAGCCGTACTTCGTAGACATCCACGCCCGCCTCGCCAAGGCGTCCCTGGCGAAGGTGGCTGCGCAGCTCAAGGCCCTCGGTGGCGGGAACATCTTCGGCAACCTGAAGAACTCGCTCAACGAGCTGTTCACGAACCTGGACACCTTCGCGGTCAAGGCCGCCGGGGCCGGGACCGCTATCCTCGGCTTGACCTCCATCGCCGGCGCCGGGCTCGGGACCGTGGCCCAGTTCGGAGTCAGCCTCGCCCACACGCTGCCGGCCCTGCTCGCTATGCCGGGCATCCTGGGCGCGGCCGCGGCCGGGATCGGCATCTTCGCGGCCGCCATGGCCGACGCCTCCACGGTGCTCGAGGACCTGGGCCCGGCGTTCAGCGCCTTACAGGACTCGATCTCCACGGCGTTCTGGGGCGAGGCTGAGGGGGCGGTGCGCTCCCTCATAACCAACGGCCTGGAGGCCCTGACGCCGGCCATCTCGGACGTGGCCTCGTCCATGGGCTCCATGACGGCTGCTGTAGCCAGCGCCGCTCAGGACCACATTCCCGGCTTCCAGGCGTCTCTCGGCTATCTGGCCGAGGCCATGGACATCGGTGGCGACGGCGCCGGGGCGTTCACCGACGCCCTGCTCACGCTGGGCGAGGTCGGCGCGAAGTACCTACCGTCCATCGCCGGCTGGGCCAACGATGTCGCCTACTCCTTTCAGTCCTGGGTGCAGGCCAAGACCGCCTCCGGTGAGATGGACCAGGCCATCCAGGCCGCCGCCAAGACCTTCGGGACCTTGAAGGACATCGTCTTCGACCTGGGCGGCATCTTGGGCGGAGTCTTCAAGGCCATGGCCTCCGGCTCGGCGCCCATCGACTCCATCGCTACAGCCCTCGACAACGCCAACAAGGCAGTCAACGGCCCGCTGTGGCAGGGGACCCTGTCTACAATCTTCAGCGCGATGGGGGACGCTGCATCGCACGCCTTCGCCGGCGTCGGCTCCCTCGGGCAGGCGTTCACCTCCCTCGCCCCGACCCTCTCCACGATCCTGCCGCTGGTCGGCCAGATCATCGAGACCGGGCTCAAGGGCATCTCGACGGCTCTCCAGGACCCCGCCTTCCAGGGAGGGCTGACGGCGTTCTTCCAGGGTGTCCTGACCGCTGTGCAGGCTCTGGCCCCGGCCATGCCCGCCCTGGGACAGGCGTTCGGAGCCGTCGCCACCGTAGCCGGGCAGCTACTGGCCGCCGTCGCGCCGCTCGTCGCTCAGCTGGTCGAGGGGCTGGCCCCGATCTTCCAGCAGCTGGTCCCGATCCTCACGCCGATCATCGAGCAGCTGTCCGCCGCGCTACTACCGGTGATCCAAGCCCTGATCCCGGTGATCTCGGAGATCATCGCCCAGCTGGCTCCGATCATCTCCGAGTACCTGCCGCAGATTCTGCCGCCGATCGTCTCACTGGTGCAGACCCTAGCGTCGGCCCTCATCCCCGCGATCCAGCTGGTAGGGCAGGTCATGCAGTGGCTCATGCCTCTGGTAATGGCGTCGTGGAACGGAATCATGTCCACCGTGACTGGAGCGATCCAGGCCATCAAGGGCATCATCGAGACCGTCCTCGCTGTCATCAAGGGCGACTGGTCTGGGGCCTGGAACGGCATCAAGACCATCGGCGAAGGTATCTGGAACATCATCAAGGGCCAGTTCGGCATCTTCGGCAACCAGATAATGTCGATGTCCTCCACAGCATGGCACTCCGTGTGGAACACCATCAATGGCGTGTGGAACTCGATCACCTCCACCGTCTCTAGCGCCATCAGCGGGGTTCGGAACCTCATCAGCAGCGGCTGGTCATACGTCACCAGCATCACATCTTCCATGTGGAGTGGGATCGTGAGCACTGTCTCCAGCTGGGTGAATAACATGCTGAACACGGTCCGCAACATCCCCACCAGCATCAAGAACGTGTTCTCAGGTGCTGCGTCGTGGCTGTGGGACGCGGGCGTCAGCATCATCAAGGGCCTTCTGGACGGCATCTCCTCGATGTTCGGCGCCGTGAAGAACAAGCTCTCCTCGCTGACGAACATGCTCCCCTCGTGGAAGGGTCCCGCCCCCGTCGACAAGGTCCTGCTCACCCCGGCCGGTGAAATGATCATGCAGGGCCTCATCAAGGGCCTGGAGAGCCAGTACGGGGCCGTGCGCTCATCGCTCCAGGGCCTGACCGAGGACCTGTCCAAGCCCGCCACGATCGGCCTCAGCGCCAACGTACAGCCGCTCCCGGCGCGCGCCTCGACCGGCCGTCCGAACCCGGCTCCCGAGTCCTCCGGATCGTTTGATAAGGGAAGCCGATCAGGCGCTACAATCAACATCACCAACAACTATCCGCAGGCCAAGCCGGACTCGAAGACTCGAGACGAGGTTGCTGAGGGGCTGCGACTGGCCGCGATCATCTGAGGAGGGTCACCCACCCATGGCCATCTACTCACTGGACGGCACCGATCTGGACGATGAGCGTCAGCGCTGGGTGCTCGCCGAGGGGACGACTCTGTCGACCCGCGGCGAGCCCTGGAGCACCTCAGTCAGCATCCCGGGCCGATTCGGCGTGCTCCCGATCGCTCCAACCGTGCTCAAGTCGGCCACCGTCGCCCTGAAGTTCACCGTGTTCTCCTGGGAGGACGGCCGGAACGGGAACCGCTGCAAGGGCGGCCTGGCCCGCCTGGAGCAGAACTATCAGGACCTGCTGCGCCGCCTGTACGCCTTCGGCCGCCTCCAGACACTCCAGTACACCCCGGCCGGGCAGCCTGCACGGGAGGCTCTGGTGCGCCCGTCGTCCTCCGTCGAGCCGACCCTGGACCCGCACTCAGAGACGATCTCGTTCACGATCACCTACGAGATCGTCTCCGGCCTGTGGCGAGGCACCGTCGACATAGTGGACCACCTGCATGACATGTCGAAGTTCAACGGCTGCGTGATGCCTATCCCGGACGGGAAGCTTCTCCTGGAGCCGACCGCGCAGACCTGTACCGTGAAGGATAACGTCTCCGGCACGTCGTTCACCTTCACCGGCACCCTGAACGGCGGGGAGCGCCTGCTGGTCGACATCGCCCGCTACCGGGCCTGGAAGAACCCCTCCCAGTGGTGGGAGATTCAGCCGAACGCGCGCCCAGCCGACGGCGAGATTTCCATGAGCCCCGGCGGATTCAGGGCCACGCCCAACGCTGACGGGAAGATTTCCATGACGCTGACCGGAACGACCGGCCGCTTCCGCGGAAGGATGGCCTACTGATGCCCCGCGATCCCCAGTACGCGCGCGGCATGACTATGCGCTACGTCGCCTACGAGCAGGCCGGCGCCCGCCTCGGCGTCCTCCCGGACGCCCTGGCAGGCACGTTCACCTGCCCGCGCCAGGAGACGCCGTCGCTCACCCTGTCGTACCCGAACGGAGACCAGGGCGTGCGCGGAGAGCTGCTCGACTCCTCCGTGGAGATCGCCGTCGAGCTCTGCTACGACGGCCAGACCTGGCACGAGCCGTACAACGCCCGCTTCGTCAACCTGTCCTCGGAGTGGAACCTCGTGGACGACGGCACCGAGCACCGCAAGGCCGACCTCATCCACATCGGGCACCGTCTCGAGGGAGCCCTTGTCTGGAACGTCCCGATCGCGTCCCAGGACAAGGACGGGAAGTACAAGTTCACCTCTCGCAACGCGGGAGAGATTCTGCGCACTGTGTGGGACGCCGCCGTCAAGCGCGGCTGGGGCGCCGGGCTGACGCTCGACGTCAGCACCTCGACGGACTCGGCCGGGCAGAACTGGGCCTTTCAGACCACCATCGCCTTCGACCCGTCGGTCTCCATCAAGTCGATCCTCGACACACTAATGAACATGGGCATGATCGACTACCGGTGGCGCGGGCGCACGCTCCAGGTCTACAACGCCGACTCCGCCCTGAAGCGGGAGAACACTGCCGTCGTGTGGAGACTGGGCGCGGGAACGTCCTCGGCCCCTGAGAAGCTGGACTGGTCCCAGCTGTGCACCCACGTCCTCGTGAAGGGGGACGGTGGCCGCACGTGGACCTTCCCCAACCCCGAGGCCCCTGCGGGGATGCCCCGCACCGAGAAGGTCGTCAGCGCCGGAGGAGTCGAGCTCGAGGCCACTGCCCGGCGCGTAGCGGACCTGACCCTCAAGACCGGCGCCACGCCGGCGGCGGAGGTGAAGCGCGAGTGGGAGGCCGACGACCTCCAGTGGCTCCCCTTCGACGACTACCTGCTGGGCGACTGGATTCAGGTCGAGCGCGGCAAGGGCCTGGAGCGCATGCGCGTCACCCAGATATCGATCTCTGTGACCGAGAACGGGCGCTGCCAGGGGCACACCACCTTCGGGACCATGCTCGACGACGTCCTCTCCCGCCTCGCCAAGCGCCAGAAGGGCGTCCTCGGGGCCGTCAACTCCGACGGGAAGAACCCCCGCCCGGAGACGCCGCAGAGCAAGTACGCGCCCGTCCCGCCGCAAGGCCTCACCGTCACCTCGGCCGCCGTCATCGGCGCTCGAGGTGACGCCGAAGCCGTCGCCACTCTCCAGTGGCAGGCGGTGACGACGGATACCCTCGGCGTGGCCGTGGACGTCACCGGCTACGACATCTCGATCCGGGAGGTCCCCTACAAGGCCGGGCGCATGAGTACGTCCACCGGAACGACTGCCGAGGTCGCGGAGCTGATCCCGGGCAGGCAGTACGCCTTCAGCGTGAGAGCGGTCACTCGGGAGACCACCGGCAGGTGGTCCGCCGAGATCATCGAGACGATGGCCACCGACTCCACACCGCCACCGGTCCCGCCGGCCCCGACCCTATCGCAGACTCTCGGGGTGCTGGACGTCTGGTGGCCGCTGCGCGGCGCCGGCGGTGAGGGTATGCCAGCCGACTTCGCCGGAGTCGAGATCAGCGTCCAACTGCCGGGCCGCGCGCCGGGCGTCCTGGCGACCATGCTGAATCCGATGCAGCGCGCGCCGGTCGCGGGGCTGGAGATGCGCGAGTACGAGGTGCGCCTGCGCACCTACGACCGAGCCGGTAACCGGTCAGCGTGGGGCGCTCCCAGCACCATCACCCTGAAGCAGAACATCGACGCCGACGCCATCGCAAAGTCGGTGGAGGACAAGCTCAAGGGGAGCTCGGCCCTCCAGCAGGCCGCCCGCGAGGGGACCCTCAAGGAGATGAAACACCTGACCGAGGCGATGACCCAGGTCGCCGTCAACCTCGTATCGTCCGGCCCCGTCCCTCCAGATAGTGGGACAATAGGGTCCAGCATGTGGATTGCACCCGACGGGCGAATCTTCGTCCTCAGAGCAGAAGGAGACCAGTAATGCAGGCCTACAC